CCTCGAACGCGAAGGCGACTACAGCCGCCTCAATCACCTCGGCTGGACCCCAAGAAACTGAAAGGAACCACAATGGACGACGAAACCAACGCCCTCCTCTACATGGCGGGCCCAGCAAACTGGCACCACGCCATCGCCCCCACCCGCATCAACATGGGCAACAACACCATCATCACCAACATCAACACCGCCCTACAAGGCGCCCAAGGCCCCAGAGCAACAGAGTTCAACCTAAACGCACTAACTGGCCTACAGGCGGCCGCCAACATACTAGCCAACAAGATCGCCAACACCATCTACATAGCGAACGCCCTAGACATCTTCAGAGAAGCATGCATCACCGCCAACAAGCTAGACAAGGAGGCTACAGTCCCTCACCCAGCATTCCAGCCATCATTCAAAAAGGCCATGACAGCAACCCGAATCCTCAACGACGGCGACCCACTGGCCCTGAGCATGCTCCTCGTCGACATCATCCGCATCGCCAACCACACCGCCGAAGGAACACACCATGCATGACATCGACCTGAACAGAAACAGCTTCACCACCACCACCCCACCCACGGGAAACACGAAAGGACACGCCATGGAAACCATCCCCGTACTCGTCAGCGAACTCAAGCTCCTCAAAGCCGCCACCCAAGGCGTCAACATGCCCACGCTCGCAGCAACCGCCGTACAAGCCCTCATCACACACATCCCCACCACCACCTCAAAGACACCATCAACACCCTCAGAGAGCGCGTAGAAGACGCACCAGAGCGCACACTCGAACACCTCACCCCCGTCGCACGAGGAGGCACCCACGACATCGACAACCTAGACTTCGCCCACTACGGCTGCAACTCCAGTAAGGGCGCCAAGACCCTCGAAGAGCACCGAGAGTGGCAAGACAAGATACAGCAAGCCAGCTAAACACCCCCGAGAAGGCCCCTCAGAGCCCCACAGACAGGCTTTGAGGGGCCAACCTCACTTCCCAAACCTGCACGCAATCCGAGCTCCTAAGACGCGTAGCGGTCGGTAAGCGTGGGGCGGGGGGGTATCCCCTGGGGTTGCTGGGGTTTGTTTTTCTTCGCTTGGTCAGTTGGGTGTCGTTGTTTTTGGTGTTTGTGCTGGTCGGAGCGTTGAGTGCTGTTTGTGTTCTTGTTGTTTGTGTTGTTGTGTGGTTGTGGTGTAGTCGTGTGCGTGTGTGTGTGCGTGTGTGTTGGTGTGCTGTTCGAACGTGTGTTCGATGGTGTAGGTCACGTGTTGTGTTGTGTGTGGTGGGTTGACGTGATCCTGTTGGTGAGGCGTATGGTGTGTGGTGTCAGCGATTCGGCCCCTGTGTGTGGGGTGATCTTGAGAGGATGATTGATGTGCGTAAGGTGATGCGCGCTGCTGCTGGTGTGATGGTTGGTCTGGCTGCTTTTGGTGGGTGTGCGCCCGCGTATGCTGGCGAGTCTGATAGTCCTGCTGGTGGGTGGGTGCTGTCTGGTAGTGGTGCCCGTGTGGATGTGTCTGGTGTGCCGGGGTGTGTGTCTGAGGATCAGCCGGTGGGTCCTTGCTTCTGGGACGCTACTGGTTCTGGTGTTGGTGGGGGCCGGTCTTTCCTTGTTGGTGGTGACGGGTCCGTGTCCTATGTGGAGCGTGTCGCCATTGATGGGGCCAGTGCACCCACTACCTCGCCTTCTAGTGTCTCTACGGAGGGTGTGCACTCGACTGCGTCGAGCGCGGTTGTGGATGGGCCTGTAGATATCCCCACCTCTTCTAGTCGGAGCAAGGTTGTTGGTTCTGTGGATTCTGGCGTCAAGAGCGACTATGACCACGAGGTTGCGTTGGTGTGTGCTGTGGTTGTGGTGCTTGGCCTGGGGCTGTCTGTGTGGTGGTCGCGTCGCCGCTGATAGCCTCTTTCTTCTTGGCGCCCCTGGGTCACTGTGTGTGGTCTAGGGGCGTCTTGCGTTTGGGGGTGCGTGTTGTTCGGACGTGTGTTCGATGATGTAGGTCACGCAGATTGATGCTTGATTCGGCTTGACCAACCCTGCGCAGGTGTGTGTATAGTGGAGCCATCAGCACGGGGCGGACAGCCCCACAAAGAAAGGATCACACAATGACCACCATCGCCCAGTACGCGGCCAGCAACGACATGCAGCCCTACGAGGTTGCCGCCTTCCTTAACCTTGGCCTCGGCTACAGCGACCAGGACGAACTCTCCGCTGAGGACATTGCCATGCTGTCTATTCCCACCGACATTACGGACCGGCTGGACGAGTGGGGAATTGACTACCTGTTTGACACTGATGGCGTTAACGTCGATGACTCCCACGTCGAGATGGACAATGATGACTATGTCGTCAAGACTGGTGATGACATTGTCGCTATCACCAGTGACACTGACAAGGCTGCGGCCCTGCTTGCTTTCCCGCTGGCCCGCCGCGCATGGGCTCTCGGATACGCGGGCGACTTCGATGTCACCGTGCGTGGCGGCGAGATGGGGATGCGACTCTCCTACGGGAGTAGTGATGTCACTGTCTCGGCTGGTGTCGGTGAGGTTGATGCGTTCACTGTCGTGGAGCACGGCTTGCTGTCCAACTCGGTTGTCATGGATGATCTAGGGGCTGTCCTCGCCTCGACTGAACTTGCCTACAGTGAGCCGCTTGAGGCGTGGCAGGCTCTCTGTGGGTCGGACGCCTTCGATAGGGATCGCTGGGAGAGCATTGTTGAGTTCTTCAGTGAGGATGTGTGCTTCGAGTATGGCGACCGGTTCACTAAGGTAGAGTCCTACATCACTGACGGCGTCGCCCTTGTTGAGGATGGCGACTCTAGTTCCCCGGTCCGTGTCATCGACGTTGAAACCGTGTCGGACTCGACGTTCCGGTCGGCGAGTGATGTGGCGGCCGCGGTCCTGTTCACGATCTCCTGAATATTGTTAGCCCGGATGGTCGTAGCGGGGGTTCGACTCCCCTGCCGGGCACGAAACCACCACCCACATACTAGGAAGGTATTCACCATGTCTAACGTCGAGATGCTTCTGGTTGACGCGCTGGAGACTGCGGTCGAGGAACTGTCGATCGGCCTAGAGGCCAAGGGTTTCGACTTTGATGTTGAGGACTCTCCGAACACTAATCAGTACATGCTCATCCCCACTGATGACAGTCAGGTCATCTATGTCACTGCCGAATTGTCCTGGGATGATGAGCCCACCGTTTTCGTAGACGTCTATGACGTGGATGAGAACGGGGAGGAACAGTGGGATAACGGGGACATGGAGATTGAGGAGGCCATCTCTTACCTCACCAAGAAGTGACGGTGCGTGCACTATCAGCGCCCAAATCTAGAGGAGAGGAACATGAGTACTATTGCCGATCGGATGGCCGCCGCATTTAAGGAAGTCACGGGCCTGTCATTCGTCCCTTCGGATGATCGGAGGATCAGCACTGAGCGTTTCATTGTCACCGCATACCGGGAGCCCGCATCTAGGCGATACACATTCAAGGCCGAGCGGTTCATTATGGACAGTACTGGCCGCGTGATGGTGGCAGAATCGGAGGCCGATTGCACCAGTGTGAGAGCCATGGTGGGCGCGATGAGGGAGGCGGATCGGCGTGCGCAGGTACTCCGTGGAGTGTCTGACAGACTCACGGAGGATGGCTGGACGATTGACCCCATGATCGGCGGCTTAGGGTCGGGGATTACGGCTCATCGCGCTGGTGTCGCAGTCATGATCCACAGTGACGGCAGGGCTGTATCCAGCAATCTCGTGGCGCAGATCTACGCTGAGGCTGTGGTCAGGGTCATCGAGAATGACGTGCTCTAGGCGGGACGGCGGCTCACTGTAATGACGGTGGGCGCCCACCTCACCTAGAGGGAGTGTGTAGCAGAAACGCGGACCGCCGCTGAATAATGCTTGCACATGTTGCTTGAGAACTACATAGAGATTTATGGCCATAGGTGGCAGGCACCGCACGTACGGCGCTGCCTCGCGTAGTCGATACAGTCTGCCCGCCTATTAGTCACCTAGACCACCCTACTGTTTATTTCTACCAACAGAGGTTTGCTGTGTGATCCATTTTGGTCTAGGTGGCCCATAGGCGCCCACAGGGCGTGGGTCCTGCTAGAAAGGAGAACGGGCCTTGAATTATGTCGCGAGGTCTCAGGAGGACTGGGACGACCTGGTGAGTGAGGGGCGCCTTAAGTATGCGCCGGACATTTACGTCACCGGGAGCGTATCCGTGGAGAGTTACCGGCTAGGTGGCCTTGATGTTACCGTGTCGCACGGTGGCGAGGTTATAGCACCTAGTGGTGTGGCCAACTGGTACTTCTTGGTGGGTGGCCGCCTTGCCCTTAAGTGGGATGGGCAGGATAGGGCTTCACTTGCTGTCGAGGTAAGTGGCGAGTCCATCGTCACCCTGATCGACTACCCGGATGATGTTACGCCTGTCGTCTCGCCATCGAGCGTTGGCGCGGTGACGTTTGTGCGCAAGTCATCCGGTGGCGCTGCGCCCGTTGATGTTGGTGCGGCTTCCGTTAAGGGGCCAGCGCACTATGTGTGGCTGGGTGAGGCGCTGGTGTCTGACGGCGCCCCTGAGGCTACTGCCGATTTGCAGTCCTGGGATGTGCTGGACGCACTCTTCCCGGACAATCCTCACCTCTGGAACGCCGGTAAGTACCTCACTCGACTCGGGCGTAAGGGAGATTCCAGCAAGCGCCTAGAGGACCTGCGCAAGGCGCTGGCGTACCTGGAACGGGCCATAGAGAAGGAGGAGAGCAGTGCCCAGTGAGCCGCCCCTTGAGTACAGGCTGGTGACGCACGCCGACATGCGCCTCATGTCTGACGGCTCGACCGTCTATGACGACCAGCATCAGGCGTGGGTCAAGCATGGCCCATGGTGGCACCTGGGTGACGGGGAGACCCGCCTCCTGGGCACCGAGTTGAAGCGCCTGGCCGCCTGGACGTACATCCTTGAACCATTCAATCCACACAGGCGCGCCTACTAAGGCGCGAACAGGAGGAACTCATGACTACACCTACCGACATCACAGACGTCGCCCACCAGATCGCCTCCATGTGGCCCCATGCGCGCATGCATGTGGCACCCACCCCAATGGGGTACACGGTAGTGCTTGGTGGTGCAGCAGCCGAGTTGACGCAGGATTGGTGGACTGTCCGTCGACCAGGGCAGCCCGATCGATTCTGGGGGTACGTCGAGTGCGATGAGGTCGTCATCGCCGACACGCTCGCTGAGGCGAACGCACACAACTTCCATGACCCGGTACGGATGCGCATCAAGGCGTTCGACCAGCGCCTCAAGGTTAGGCGTGTCGGCGACGTTTACAGTGTCACGACCGCAGAGTCCGAGTTGATCACTATCGCCCCGGTTGAAGGGAGGGTCGCGGTGACTGCGGGTGGCGTCACGCGCATGGTTGCGACGATGGGGCACGCGGTCATGGCGGTCGGGGCTCTAGTCGCCTCCAACTAGACCTCGGGTGTTGCTGCCCCCTGGATAGGGGGTTCCCAAGAGAATAGGGGGTTCCCAAGAGAATAGGGGCCTCCCAGGAAAGGAAGACACATGGCAGAACAGACAACAGTCCACCAGGCGCTCACCAAGGTTATGGGGGATGTTCAGGCAGTCAGGAAGGACAGCAAGAACCAGGCGCAGAAGTTCAACTTCCGTGGGATCGATGCCGTAATGAACGCTGTCGGCCCGGCCCTGCGTAAGCATGGGGTGACCATCCTCCCGGAGGACGTTGAGGTGCATCGCAGCAATGGGACCACCGCCAACGGTAAGCAGACAGCCGAGGTGGTCATCAAGGTCACCTACCGCATCTACGGGCCATCCGGTGACAGCATCCACGGCAAGGTCGCAGCCGAGGCTATGGACTTCGGTGACAAGGCTGTGGCGAAGGCGATGAGTGTCGCCTACAGGACGTTCCTTCTTCAGGCGCTCACCATCCCCACTGATGAGCCGGACCCTGACGGCGAGTCCTTCGAGAGGGGGGTTCCCAACGGAATAGGGGGTTCCCAAGAGAATAGGGGTATCCCAGCGGAACAGGGGGTTCCCAAGCAGTCAGTGACGGAGCAGTGCGCAACCATCCTCGACGGGTTCTGCTCCACTCACCACCTTGATGGAAACAAGGTGCGCGAGGAGTACTTCGCAGCCGGCGGCAAGGCCAACCCGGACATGCTCAGGGCGTGGCTCCAGCACAACTACGGTGCAGGAAAGGTTCAGTGATGAGCAAGGAAGACGCGCTAAGGAGGGCTGCCGTTGCGGCGCACGTCGCCAAGGTGGCCTCCCAGGAGAAGAAGAGAGCACTAGCGGAACTCGAAGAGGTGATGGCCCCTGGCGACACCTCAAGGCCGATGATTGACGGCCTACAGGTCGGGACCGTCAGTGTCAGTGCCCCCGCCCCGAAGTACCAGGTTGTGGATGAGAGAGCACTGGTGGCCTGGCTGGAGTGGAACAAGCCCGACGCCGTGCACAAGGTTCCCGCACCATGGTTCACTGCCGCGGCTGCACTTGATGGCTTCATCAAGCAGACTGGTGAGATCCCTGACGGCGTCGAGGTTGTTCAGGGTGATCCGCGTATCTCGGTCAGGATCTCTACTGCGCAGGCGGATGCCATCCAGGAGTTGATCGCCTCTGGAGACATTCGGATGATCGAGGTTGGGGGCGACTGATGGTGACACCACGGGAAAGGAATGCGCGGCTGAGGCTTGCGGAGATAAGGGAGCGTTCAGAGAACTGGTGCAACCGTGGCCGGTATGAGGCGAAGGGTAAGCCGCCGTTCCCCGCGGAGGCCGATGTGGCTAACCTTCTCGCCAGAATCGACAGGATGCAGGCAGCCCTGGATGAGGAGCGGGCCATGAACGCGTCTCTACTAGAGACCCTAGTTGGCATGGAAAGCCCCCATGGCTAGGAAGGGGTCTCCCAGGAGAACAGGACCCTCCCAGGAAACAAGGATAGTCGTGTACGAGAGGGACCAGTACCGGTGTGCCCGCTGCGGTAGGCACGCCGGGAACGGCCCCATGAGTATCCAGCACAGGAGGGCGCGCGGCATGGGCGGCAGTAAGTCGCCCAACACGAACAGCCCCAGTAACCTCATCCTCCTCTGTGGGGATGGGGTGCGGGGCTGTCATGGGCACATTGAACAGAACAGGAGCGAAGCGCGAAAGGCGGGATACAACATTCCGCAGTTCGTGGATAACCCTGAAGCGATCCCCGTCCAGTACTGGGACGGGAGAACATATTTACTCAAGGATGACGGGAGCAGAGAATGCTTGGGGTAAGTGAGGTGACCTACACTTACGCGACAGTCACATGCAATCACCCTGGCTGCAATAATCGCATCAACCTTCAGCCTGGCCCTGAGGACTCATCTCGGGAACTTCGCGACCTCAAGACACTTAGGGGTCTTGGGGCACGCCAGGGGTGGCTGATTGACGACAGTGGCTACGACACGGAATGCCCATACCACAACCGAAAGGAAGAAAAATGAGCAACATGGCTGGTTTGGCTCACCGGGTTCTTGAGCCATTCATTGAGGAAACGCTGAGCCCGTTCGAGGCCGTCGGCCACTGGCACAGGCAGCTAGGGCGAATCGCCCTCGCCATGCAAACAGCCAAGGATGAGTCATACCTGGCGGCAGTCGAATATCTTGATGAAGATCTGGAGTTCGAGCTAACCAGGATGGCCGAGGATGCTGCCCTACTGCTTCACTGGCTTGACGTTGATGATGCGGCAGGTGCCTTCCTGGACGAGTATGAGCGCGCCAGGGAGAAGCATCCTGGGATGACGCTGGACAGCGACAAGCACACTAATGAGTCGCGCTTCTATGCCCTGGCTGAGGAGGTTGGTGAGGTTGCGGCAGCACTTACCTACGACAACGCCTATTCAACTGGCCACAACTCCGACCTCATCTCTGAGGTCACCCAGGTGGGAGGGCTCGCTCTCGCCTGGCTCTCACGCCACCAGGACGGTGAGTAGGAATCATGATCTTCATGTGCATCGTGACGCTGCTGATCGCTATCGCTTCGCTCTCCTACGCAGTCTACAAGGGCGGAGAGTGCGACTCTCTGCGCTTGGAGTTGGCGGTTGCGCGGCACCACACCAAGAAGTGGGCTGACGCCTACTATGAGGCCATTCGGGACGAGGGTGGCGATGGCGCGGACGCGTAGGAGCGCCAAGGCAGCCGGGGCGCGGTTTGAGAGAGTGGTCGCCGACTACCTCGCTGAGGAGTTGAATGACGACAGGATCGACCGCGCCCCGAAGGCTGGGGCCAAGGATAAGGGCGATGTGGCGAACGTGCGCATGGGTGACCACAAGATCGTCATCGAGTGCAAGGATGTGGCCCGCATGGACCTACCGAAGTGGACCCGCGAAGCCCAGGTAGAGGCGAGCAACGCTGGAGCCATCGCGGGTATCGTTGTTCACAAGCGTCACGGTGTCGCCAAACCTGACCAACAATGGTGTACGCTGACACTTGGAGACCTCACCAGACTCCTGAAAGGAAACAGATGAAAACCATCCCAGGCTACCTCACCAAGAACGAGGCAGCCGCACAGCTAGGGGTATCCCGCCAGACCCTCGATCGACACATCAAGAAGCGGGGCCTCTCCACCTATCAGTTCGTCGGATCTGCCGTGATCTACGTCCAGGAATCCGACGTGCAGGCCCTCCTGCACCCCACACGAAAGGAAAACTAACCATGGCATGCGACATCACCGTCGAAGGCAACCTCGGAGCCGACCCTGAGATCAAGTACACGCAGTCAGGGCAGCAGATCACCTCACTCCGCATCGCCGCCACCGCATCCCGCAAGACACAGGACGGAAAGTGGGAGGACGACGGCGAGCCCCTGTGGGTGACAGCCTCATTCTGGGGAGAGCAGCACGGCTACCTCGCCGACACCTTAAGGAAGGGTGACAAGGTCACCGTGACCGGCCTCCTCGTTCAGCGAGCCTGGGAGGGTAACGACGGCCAGCACCGCACCAGTCTTGAGGTCAAGTTTCCTCGCTTCCGCGGCGTCATCACCCGCCGTGGCGGCCATCAGCAGGCCTCATTCAACGCCCCTCAGGGCGGCCAGCAGGGCGATCCCTGGGCTAACGCGGGAGCCCCGTTCTGATGGACTGGGATATCATGTCAGGCGCAGACAAGCGCGAGTTCCTCATATATGTTGCGGCTGCGATCGCCATGTCCGCCGCTGTGGTAGTCGTTGCTGTCGCCGTGGTTGCAGCCGTCGTGTACGCACCTTGGTACATTAAACCAATTGCCGTGGCGTTCTCTGTGACACTCGTGCTCGTGATTGCAAGCGCCTTCTATGGCGACTAATGCCTACCCTGAAGCGCAAGACGACGCACCCCCACTCTAGGGGGCAGGTCATCTGTGACGCCTGCTTCACAACGATCAGGCAAGGGCTCATGTACCGGAGGGAC